AAATGTTTGTATCTTACCAAGATCGGTTTTGGCAAGCTCTTCATTCATATTACCTACATTATCAGTTATTACCTGTGATAATGTTGCTGTTTTTTCTAATTCTGTGCCAGTTTTTAGTATTTCTCCCTGAACCTCACTAAATGAGATTCCAACCCTAGATAATGCGCTTACTTGCCCGGTCAATACCCGTCCCATCATGTTAGCTATGTTTACGGCGTCCCCTGCTTGAGCGTTATATCCTTTTTGTTGAGCTAACAGGTTATTCATGGCCGGTAACATATTTGCAAGCGCCTGTTCTTGTTTTACGAATGTTGCAAGCTGTTGAGCTCCCGCAAGCTGTATTTCGTCACCGATAACGCCTTGTTTTTGATATTCCCCGGTTTGTTTTACTATTCTTCTGAATGCCTCACCGCCTAATTTCATACGATCTCGCATGATAGTTCTAAGCTTTAATTCTGCTGATCTCTGTTCTTTGTAAGCATTTAAGGTGGCTTTCCCCCAACGTGCAATTATCTTAATAGCAAAAGCCCCGGCAATTATTTTACCGATCTTCTTCATTGCCGAACCGAACTTGTTAGCCCCTGCCTTAGCGCCTTTCAGGCCTTTATCGTATTTGGATTTGTCTAATCCTAAACGTGCTTTTAGCTGTCCGATTATTTTCATTGCCAATCCTATTTTATCTTATCATTTTTACTCATAAATCTCAACTTCTCTGATATCACCACCTTGCATTCTTTTTATTTTAGAGAAGTTACGTTTTATGCTATAAATTGCTATCATTTTACTTTTTTTTGAAACTCAAATTTGAAATGCCCTGTTTATAGGGGTTTCAGAGGTACGTTTTTCGTTTTTATCAAACTATTTTGTTCAACTTCAACAGTTTTAGTTTCCGAATAAATCTACAAACTTTTTTTTCAATTCTGAACTTTCTGATTTCCGAAAATTTCTTTTTTACTTTTTGAGAAAAATTAAAGTTTCCGATTTTCAAAATATTCTTTTTTATTTTTTCCAAATTTACAAAACTTCAAAATGAAAAAAATCTTTTGCAATTTTTGCGAACTTTTAAAACTCTCAACTTCAATAAAAAAGTTTGCCTATTTTTGAAATGTCGATTTCTGAATAGCCTATATATAGGGGCTTACAGAGGTGCTTAATCCTGAAAATAGGGAGAAGTTGGGATTTTTACCCGTTTTCTCTAAACTTTTTTGTTTTTTTCACAAAATCAAAGAACGTATTATCTGTTTCAATTTAACTTTATTTTCCATGCTTTCAGTGCTTTATCGGCATCCTCCTGGTTCCAACTGTATTCAGTTGCTTTATCTGTTCTCAATTTAATAACATCCTGCAGCTTTAAAGTTTTCTTTGTTCCCATTGAAGAATTATGTACTTCACATACTATTCGCCGGGTGTGCATCCATAGAACCTCATCTTTCTCCTTTATTCGCATTTGCATCAAAACCGTTTGGGCCGGTGTCATAGAAAAAAACTGATCTTCTGATAATTCAAGGTCAATTAAAGCAATCCTGTAAATCTCCTCAACTGTTAAGTCCCTTTCTTCTTGCTTTTTTTTTTGCCGTCCTTCTCTTCTGTTTTCTCCTTAACCATTTTTTTCATCCAGTCCGGGAATTGAGCTTCACCAATGGCTGTACAAATCGTACTATTCTCCAGCTTACTGGCCTGATTCAATGCTTCTTTCATGTCGGGATAGTCAAAGAACTGTCTTTTGCCTGTTTTAACGCAATGCCAGACAGCCCCGCCGTATATTAAGGCAGTCATCTGATCATCAATAGGCAGCTTTGTAAATCCTACCGGATCAGTTTCATGCAATTCATAGGCAATAAGCCAGGCTTTCCACTCGAACCAAAACCCGACTTTCCTAGTTTTCCATCCCAGGAATCTAGGCCAACGCCTGAATTTTAGCTTTATTTTAACTCGCCACTTCATTTTTACTCAACTATTCCTGATGTCGGTTCTCCGGTTACTTGAACGTCAATAGAATAACCACTTAAGTCATCATAAGGTCCTGTTTTGCTAACTTTGGTTATATAAGCGTCTGCCGTTTCGTATTCGTCGCCCTCTACAATACCGCCATAAATAGCCGTGAACTTAGTTCCGTTTTTCAGCAAAGTAATAACGTCAAGGACTGACTGATTCGCCGTGTCAGGATTATACAACCCATCTACTGAGAATGTCATTCCCTTATACATGGGAACGTACTCTTTCCATTGATTCGTACTATCGCCGGTTGTGGCTTCTGCCATGTCGGCCTCTATATCCATGTTAGTATTTCGGAACCCGCATATAACAGCGCCGTCAAATTTTAGTACGATTCCGTAACCTGCTTTGTAAGCCATAATATTTTCCTTTCTTTAATAATTATTGATATTTAATACTATCTGTTATTGATAACCGTCTGCTGAAATCAATATAATATGCAACATTGTACTGTCATTACTCACATCATATGCAATATCTGAAGCTGTCGCACTTACAACCGCCAAATTAGTGTCGGCCTTAAATAACAGGCTTTGATTTGCCAGAAGTGTAAGTGAGAATGTCGTCCCAAATAATTTATATGGGTTTGCTGCTCCCTGAGAAATCACAACAGAGGACGCCAGATCATCTTCAAGGTAAAATTTGATTGCCATAATAATCTCATCACCCAGGTCTAAAGCCTCTCCAAGTGTATTTGTGAGGTTTTCTAAATCAATAGTTCCGGATCCGCTTACGGTATCGCTCCAGACATGATCTATGTCCGATCTTGCTAATCCATCCCTGTAATTTACAGTTTCATCTAAATCTTTTAGATCGACTGTAAAATCATTTACAGGGGTTGTCAGGGTTTCATAAACAGTAAGGTTTGAATTCAACCTTGCACTGTTCGCCACTGAACCGGCATAGAATAATATAATTATCGCTACGGCTGCCAGTGTTGTCAAAATTCCATAAATAAACTTTTTCATAACATTTTAGTTTTGTTGAACATAATTTAATACTTGTACTTTCCTTGTAATTATATGGTTCGTTTCGGTTTTTTCGCTGTCTCTGTCAAAATTCATCGGTCTGAGGTCCACGATTTCAAAACCGGTCATGCTGAATGAATGCTTGTCATCGATTAATAAAATGACTTGCTCACAAATATCATTTACAACAGTGTCATCACTTTCGAGTAAATCCTGCATTGAAACAATCTGCAAAGAAACGATAACAGAAAACAAGTCCTTGCCTTCTGTTTTTACCGGATCCATACTTTCAATATAGATTAAAACCCATTCAGTTTCCTTTTGTGGTATGGCCGTCCCGGCATAAACTACACTATCATTGTACATTATAGAGTCTTTTAAAACATCTACATACGCTTTCAGTAATTTATTTGCCGGGTCTTTCATAATGCTTTCTCCAATAAACTATAAAATAACCTTTTAGCTTGCATAAATGCAGGCATCATAAATGGGTGTGGTTGTGTGCCTGGATGCTTTACTGACTTTCCATAAATAGCATAATCACCACTGATATTTTTCCATCCACTTGGCGCTTTGCTTGCCGGTCCTGCTAATACTTTTTTTCCTTTTGCTGTAATCGTGTGGGGTTTTGTTCCCTCTTCGACATCTTTAGAATAATTGGCGTTACTGATAACGTCACCTGTAAGTCTATTTCCGATTATAAACATTTTTATCAGTTTTTTTAAATTACCTGTGACATGTGGGGCGAAAACCATTACTGCTAAAAAATGCATCTTAACGGTGGCGCCCTTGACTGCTTTTTTAAAATCTCTATGATTTTTTTTAGCAAACTTTTCCAGGTCCCTGTCAAATCCTTTTGTATCTAATGTCAGTTGAATCATTTTCTAGCAATAGTTAAATTCACAACATCAAATATCTTTATACTTGTAATCTGAAAGCTTTTTCCATCATAAACAATTCTGCAATCACTATCAACATTGGACTCCCGGCTTCTCATTTCTAGCTCGTAGCTCTCAACAAATCCAAGCCTTGTATAATCGTCTGCTTTCGCCCCTGATAACGGCGTTAATCCGGCCCAGCTTGTGTAAAATGTCGCCCAGGTGTTTGTCCATCCCTTTATAGCGGTCTCTGTTTTAGTCCGCTTTTGTACCGTAATCCTTTTATTGTATTCCGTGGCTCTCATTAGATAAATTCCCTTTTAAACAACATTACGGCCTTATCAATCAATCCCAGTACATTACCTTCCATAAAATCGTCACGGTTTTGGTACCATTGGAAAACCTGGCTTTGCATAGCGTTTAGTAACGCAACCGGCAAAGTCTCGGTGTCATCGTCACCATATCCGGCTTTGCAAGTTACCTTATACCGGTCTTTATATTTATCACTTTC